AAGAAAGAAAAACATAGGTGATGAAAATGAGTGAAAATGAAATGAAATTGAAGAATGAAGTAGAGAAAGGAGCGGAACTCCTTGGAATGGCATCTGAAGATGCTTGGGCCAAGGTGGATGAGATATGTTCACAGAACAATCTCACCAAGGATTCCGACACTCTGATTGTGCTGTCTCTTTGGAGACAGTATTTCAGCAGTGCAAGACAGGCCAGCAAGAGCAGCACCAATTCAGGTGGCTCTCTATTCAAGAAGGCTTTCGGGTTTTTCATATCCCTTGATGAAGCAAGGGACATGATGGCTATGCAGCGAGACAGAGTAAAGAAGGAATACATGGTATCTGCCGACAGCACTTACAATAACGGTAAAGTCGCTATAGTGGAGAAGAACATAGCAAGCGGTAAATTCAGCGTCAGGAGAATGCATGATGGTGAAGAGCGTTCTATGGAATCAGGTAATCTGCATGTAGCAGCGATAGATGTGGGGGATGGTGTTCACATCATTCCACTAGATGCTATGAAGGCATATGGGATGAACCCGAACAAGAACTACGGCAGACCACTCCCCTTAGAGGAATACAGGAGAAGCGGTATATTCATCGGTGAAGTGGAAGACAATGGATTCGGTATTTACTTCTTCAACTACAAGGGTGAGGCAAGCATGGGCTTTGAGCCTAAGACTTTCGAGTTGGTTCACTTCACATGCATACCGAACAGCAATGACAAGATGAAGATACATGGAGCAACAGACACTACTCTTGCTTCTCTAGTATACAATGAGTCGTTACCTGATGGCTCTGAGGATAAGAGAGATGCGAGTGCTATATCTATGGATTCAATGATGATGCAGTTCTGCGAGGACAACTACTCCCCGCTATTGGAACTAGATAGATATCATGGCCTTGCTGCCATGAAGAACTACAACGAGAGATTCGTTGTCACTGACGGCTCTGTATCAAGCATGAACATGAACCCCACGAAGAACGGGAATAGAATCATATCGATAACTGACCTCAACTCAGATTTCGATTACGATGGTGATGGCTTCGCTGGCACTACATGCTGGATACCACCACACATTGAACTTGACTTCGGTATTGGTTCTAACGTCATTGTAGTTGGTAGGACATCCCAATCGCGGGATGAGAATGGTAATCTTAACTCTGCTACTATCAATGTAAGTGGTCTTTATGCTATGGAGAAGAGAGGAACAGCAGAGCCTGTTGCAATCTCTGTCGAGGATAACACGGACTGGTTCTGATGTTTGAGGTGACTCAAGACTTCATACACGGTGCTTCCTTCGCTCTTCATTTCAAGAACATAGATTTCGTGACATGGAGAAGGAACACCGACACTGGTGAGTATTGGATTAAGTTGCATACTCAATCAGGCAAGGAGATACGACTTCATTCTTCATTAGAAGAACTGAATGATTTGCTGGACAGACACAGCAGGGCAAATGGAAACACAATACCAATAGAATATATGAGGAATAAATATGAGTTGGACGAATAGCAACAATGAGAAGAATGAAGAAACAGTTAGCAGGATATCCTTTGAGGACAGGAAAGCCAAGATTCTTGAGCAGATGAAACTCAGGAAGGCAAGAGATAGGTCATATCTATTATGTTCTATAACTGGTAATCCCAAGGTTGGTAAGACTGGTACTGCACTTGATTGCAGGACACCTGAAGAGATAGAGAAGGGTATGAAGATATTCGTCTTGGATTTCGATAATGGTGCAGAACCCACATGGGATGCTGGATGGGATAGGACTGAAGATATCGTTATCTTCAATCCTCTTGAGATGTCAACTGACGGGTCTATAGATTGGAATGAGAGTTTCAACAATGCCCATGCCTTCATCGAGATGGTCAAGGAAGAGACTAATCAGGATAAGAACACCAAGTCATTCATCCTAGATGGGGTGGATAAGATATACGAGGGTTCCAGTGATGCTTTGAGGGACCATTTGGCTAAGAATCAATCTAAGTCAGGCTCTATCATAAAGGACACAGACTCTGTTACTGTGACTCCCTTGGATTGGAAGATAAGGAATAGGATATACAACAGGCTGCTAGATGCGTTCCTGTCGGTAAATGCAGATAGGTTCCTGATTACACACATGAAACCTGTGTATGAGGGAATCGCTGTTCCTGTACCCGTAGGAGAAGTACCTGATTGGCACAAGTCAACACCGGCTAGATTCAATCAGATGATTCACATCAAGAGAATGAAGTCGGGTTCTGTCACTAATTACGTTGCAGAACTAGAGGCGAGCAAGACGAACCCTGACCTTGTAGGCAAGGAATGGATTGTCTTCTCCACGAATGGAGAGAACAAGTGGTTCGGTATAGATGAGTTAAGGAATGGTAAACTATGAAGTTCACTGTGGATAGTAAGATATTAATCAACAATCTAAATGATATCCTAATGAGAGGCGACTATCCCAACGGAGCATCTGTAGCAAGAAGAAACCTTTCGCCATCGGCGTATATTGTTGTTGAGCCAAACGGTGTTATACTGTATAATGCAGACCTTAGCACCGTTTGCTCTTCATTCATAAGACTAGAAACTGTGGAGGATATAGGTGAATGTGCCATCGATGTGGAGACATTCCTGAAGTATCTAAAGACATTCAGCGGTGATGTGATTATCACGATTGGTGATTATGTCAACTTGAAGACGCCAAGTAAGACAGCATCATTCGGTATCGCTGTAGGTCATAGGCACTATGCTATGATTGAGAGACTTAGGAACACTGTAATACCCACAGAGGGTATGCCTACTTTCGGTAAGAACAACACTGCTTTCGAGACACATGTGATTGTGAATTCTGATGTCATGGTTGATGCAGCAAAGGGGTGTGATGTTCTGAAAACAGCGAAGTACAAGTTTGACTATAACGGCGAGAACTTCACTCTATCAAGCAGTAAGAGTGGAACTGTGCAGAACTACTCCACCATCATAAGCACTCTAGCAGTAATCGGTGAACAGTCAACAGTGGAGATTACAGGAGCATTCAGTGCGATACTGGATGGTGTGACTAACATATATCTGAAGGATGATTTTCCTGTATTGGTTCGCTCAGGGAACAGGACTCTCCTGAAAGCACCATACTTGGAACGGTAATACCATGATAATTTCACCAATGAATGACGGCATCTGCATTAGATGGCGGGAAGGAGAGGGAGACAGGCCCCAAAGAAGACAGGAGGTTCTATCCCACAATGATTTCCAGCCATACTTCTATGTGAAGAAGCAGGATGCTACCAAGCAGAGCGCACTTGTATCTAACAAGTGGAGCAAGAAATCATCTCGATTTGAGTTTACATACGAGCATGATTGCGCGACTAATCTAGAGGGTGATTCACTATCGAAGGTGTATTACTCACCTAATCATCCTAAGCACATGAGGGATGTGAAGAATGCCTTCATACAGACCTACGAGGCTGATGTACCCTATCATCACAGGTATGCTGTGGATAGAATACAGTCTATACCTGAATATAGATTAAGAAAGTATTATTGGGATATGGAATGGCAACAAGGCGGTGAACATAGCGGTGCTATTACGTGCATAATAGTATATGACAACTATGATGATGTATTTCATCAGTATGCATGGTTTCCTGAAGATAATCATTATGAATCTAAAGATATATTAATCTTCAATAACGAGAATGAAATGCTATTATCGTTCTTATCGAGAATAGTGCTAGACGACCCTGACATGTTTATATCATGGTTCGGAAATCAGTTCGATTTACCTAAACTATTAGAAAGATGCGTGAAAAACGGCATTGATGCGAGAATTATCTCTCCAATGTTGGAAATAACGGGCTTTTATGAGTCAAAAGAAGGCTACACTTTCAGAAAAGACTCCTTTTCTCCGATTGAACAACCAATCAAGGGAAGAATTACGCTGAATTTAGACCTAGCATTCGAGAGACAGTGGAATGATTCGCAAAGAGGCACGTTACCCTCAATGTCACTCGACTATATATCCACAGAAGTATTGAATGAGAAGAAATTGGTCAGTGAGAAGTTCCCTGAGAAGTCAGAGTTCTTCGCAAGGGGATGGTTGGAGGATACCGACACATATCTCAAGTATGCTAAACTTGATGTTGACCTGATTAAGAGAATAGACGGTGAGAACTTCACCAGTGAGGCTATCATATCACTACAGAGACTGCTGAAAGCACCATTCGATGCTTGTTTCTATGCTAGTCACATGGGTGGGATATACTTCATGAGAAATGCCTCATGGAAAGCACCCACAGGAAGAAAAGAAGACAGAGTGGACTATGACGGTGCGATGGTATACGACCCGTTGGAAGCAGGTACGAATGGCTTACATCTAGGTGTAGCAGCATTCGACTTCGCTGGACTGTACCCGTCTATGATGATAGCGAGGAATATATCTTGGGAGACTAAATCGATTATTCCCACTGAGTTCGCAGTCAATATACTCACACCAAAAGATTTCTCCGATACAGAGAATATCAGGATGCTGTACTACAATACGGATGCGTTGGGACTATTACCCAGAGCAGTATTGGAATTGAAGGAATTGAGAAACCAGTATAAGAACAACATGAAGAAGGCAGAGAGCAAGTCAGAGTATGCTAAATGGAATAACAACCAACTGGCAGTGAAGAGGTTGATGGCCTCATTCTACGGTATCATTGCATACCAAGGATTCGGTTGGGCCGATGTTGATTTAGCGGCAAGTATTACGGCTAGTGCTAGAGAGGCTATTCGTGAAGCGGCATTCAAAGTGAGGCAATTATCATGAGAGAGACAGTATTCAAAGAGTGCTATGTCTGCCATGAGAGTAGTAATTACTCCATTGGCTGTGACACTAAAAGCGGATTCGTCTGTAATTTCTGTGTACAGAACTGGCTTAACAACTACATCTTCATGATGAGTCCATTGAAGTGGGCTAGAGAATCAAGGGAGGAAGAATGATGAAAGTGGTATATGGACATACAGATTCGATATACTGTCAAGTGGATAGCGTCGAGGAAGCACAGTCTGTTCTCTCTACGTTGAACGACCATGTTCGTTCTAAGTTTCCTAATGCACTGGGTCTTGATGAGCATCCCGTCACCTTGGAGTTTGAGAAGTATTTCAGAACCCTAGGTGTGGGTGCTACCAAGAACAGGAATGCTGGTTTAATCACATGGAAGGATGGTGAGTTCCTAGATGAAGAGGAATTCGTTATGACGGGCTTCACTGCTAAGAGAATATCAGAAACGCCCTTGGACAAGGAAGTGCAGATTACTGTGTTGAATATGTGGGTTGGTGAGAAGTCACAGGAAGAGATAGTCTCGTATCTGAATGATATATACGAGAATGTCAAATCAGGTAAGGTAGAAATACAAAGGTTGCTCAAAAGGTCTAGATATAGACCTGAGAGGTTCCATGTTATCTGTCGTAATTGCGAGACAGCATCTAGTCTGATGTTCTTAACGAAGGCTGTATGCTGCGGAACAATGGATTTGAGAACAGTGAATAAATCAGGGAAAGGCTGGAAATCAGCGGGTAAATCACCTTCCATCGGTTCAGGTATAATCGGAACACTTCTGTATAACAAACTAAATAGAGAACCCATAGATGACTCTTATCTCTACATGAAGGTCAGGAACAACCCCCACACAATAGTACACCCAACCAAGCAGACCGTGGTTAAGCCTGAGTATTATTCAGCATTGAAGATTGAGGATTTCAGCAACTTCACCCCTGATTGGGGACATTATGCTGAATCAATAATAAAGAAGGCGAGTCCTGTATTCAGAGCAATGGGTTGGGAAGAAGCACAGATAAGGAAAGACAGTAACCAAAAGACATTGGATGAGTGGTTTTAATGAGAGAATATACATACGCATGGAATCCTATTGATTATGATGATGAGAGCAAGCCGACGTTGAAGATAACCAAGTCTTCCTTCGGTTCCTTCCAATGGTGTCCACAGAAGTATTTCTTCCAATACCCATTGAGGATGCCCATAGACCAATCACCAGCAATGGCTAAGGGTA